CCAGCACCGGTCACACGAGCAGGAGTTCTGTGTGCAAGTTTGTCATAGGATCCAAGACTATGACCTGGTCTTGTATAGTGTCCTTTTGCATCAGCGGCACCTTGAACGGCAGCTGCTGATTTTGCATCTTTAGTCTTTTTAGCATGGTCTGCAAACTTCTGAGGATCGTGAGATTTACCATAATAATAATCAGAATCAGGATCGGATGCTGACTTAGCAGCTTTAGCTAAAGTCTTTGTTGAAATTTCATCAAGATTTTCTTCTGCAACTTTTTTTGCGCCTTGCGCCATGCCACGTTTAGCCAAATGTTTAGCTGTGGAATATCCTTGTCCGTATTTGCCAGCAACTGCGCTAGGATTTTTCTTCGGAGGATCAGGATCAAACGGAGGATTAGATGACTTGAGTTTTTCCTCAAGTGTCTCAATTCTAAGATTGTTAAACTTCTTCATTTTCTTCTGTTTCTTGTCCGATTGAAGCTGCTATTTCTTGTTTCTTTGTATCTAGTGCATTGGATAATTTAAATCCCATTGCTGCATTAAATTGATTAACTGCATCGTTTGAACGATCAGCTAAAATATCATCTACCATATTTCTAAGCGTTGCTGTAGTTTCCATAATTTTCCTTACTGTTGATTATTTATAGCATCTAGAGGTTGTCCACCAGCGCCCAATGTAGGTGAAGGTTCAGATTCAATCTGTTCTTCCATCTGCCCAATTTCTTCATCAGTCATTCTTAACACATTTTTCATTATATATTGTTTACTAAAATAAGTACCAACATATGGTTGCATCTGATTAATAATATCTACGCGGTTGCGAAGATTTTCGGAATTTTTCATTTCCTCAAAATATTGATCTTGTGCAAACTTATATTGTATTTTTTCTTTAATCTCATCCCAATCTTGATCGGTTATAACACCTGTTAAGATCAGTTGTGTTTTAAGAACATCATTAAATAATTCACTAAACTTCTTACGCAGTCTGCCAACAAATTTGGCAAACTTTAATTCATCTCTGGTAATCTCCGTTGCTCTACCAAATGAAATACCCTGTTGAGGTTGCATTCTTGATAAAGGAACATTCAATGCTTGATATAATTTATTCTGAAAATAAACTATATCTTCAATTTGACCTAAGTTTTCACCACCTGGCAATGTGGTAATTTCAGTCCCTCTGCCGCCTTCTCTACGAGGCAACCAAAAATCTTCCAACATTGACATAAATTTACGATCATCTCTGATTTCGCCAGTGGCAGAATCATAAACAATCTTGTTTCTATAGCGTGCCATAATATCTTTTAGATATTGCTCAGCTTTCAATTTAGGCAAATTGCCCACATCAATATAAAATATTCTTCTTTCAGGTGCTCTAGCCAATCTATAAATTACTAAAGCATCTTCCATCATCTTTAACTGATTCACAGGCTTAATGGCTTTATGTAAGTGACTTAACACTACATTTTTATCCAAATCCATAATCCCAGAAGGTACAAATGTTATTGCATCTGTTGATATCTTAATACCTTGTGTTGGGTTATTTGCAGTATAGCCCGGATTATACGTAATACCTTTTTCATTATATAAGAAAAATTCTTCTACTGATTTGATAATATCAACACCAGTCTTTTGATCTTTTTCTTTTTTAACTTCTCTAATCTTTTTAATTTTTCTAGGATCTATAATTAGTGTTTCCAAAATACCACGTTTTGGATTACTAGTGTCTATAATCTTTTGAAAATAAATTCTTCCATCGATATACCATCTACGAAAATAATCAAATCCTCTAGTATCAAATTCAATTAATTTATAAATGGTCTCAAATTCTTTAATGATACTATCTTTAATATCTTGCGGAATCTTTGACTGATCCAAATTAATTTGCACCAATGCTTCATCATCAACCGCAGCAATAGCTTCAGTCAAAATTTCATCAATAGCTGCAGATGTATCTGAATACATTGCCGCTTCACGATATCGTGTAATAAGTTCATACTCAGATTTCGCTGTCGCATCTAGATCAACGTATGTGCCAAAATGCCCACCCGCTTGTACTGTTGATGCACCGTCGTCAGAAACAGGAGTAGCGAAACCTTGCAGTTTACGATCTATCTCATCTTCCTCACGACTAATATTAAAACCAAATAATTTAATTGCCATAATTTAATTCACTTTATATTATTAAGCCAAAGTTGTAATTGCGTCTACCAATTGTTGTGCAGGATTATTAGAGAATTCAAAAGTTTGATACTGGAAAGATACCGAGAATGTCGATAACTGATCGTTGCTACCAAAGTCTAAACCAACTGGGCCCAACTCAACTGGGAAGGCGCCTATTAATTTATATTGTTTCAGAACTGCACCATTACGATCCAATTGAGAAATAAACATATCTGTTTGATATTGAGCAGGCTGTAAAGCACCTGTTTTGTTTCCGAGATTTTCCATCCCGTTCATCCATTGTTCTATAGCAGATCTAATAGTAAACCCGGAGTCATTTAGAACTGTGCATTGGAACGGAGCAAATTCTCTGTCGCCAGCCATCTTAATTAGACGTCCTCTGTAATATACAGGGGCAACACCAATGGTCTGCCCAGGTAATTCAGCCACACTAATTAAAAATGGGGACTTTGTTACAGCCGCCGCTCGGCCTGTAACATAGTTTGGAAATGTCAACTGAACCGCAAACTGATTGGGACGTGCTCCACCGTTCGTTAGTTCCGATTTAAATCTCTCTACATTAAATGGTATTGCCATTTCTTATACTCCTAATTAGGCGCCGACTTCTTCAAACGACACGCCACTTCTTGTAGCTACAAAATTCAACTGAATAAAGTTGATTGCTCTTGCAGGCTTGATGAATATGTCCGCAACAAATTCATTACGGTCCACAACCGATCCTGGGTTATTTGTGTCATCACATATTACTCTAAAGTCTGTAATACCACGACGACCTTGTACATCTCTTAAGAATGGTTCAACAAGATTTCTAAATTGAGCTCTTGTAAATGGATCATTAAATTCGAATAATTGGAATTTAGATGCTGTAGAAATTGCTTTTTCTAATACGATAAACAATCTACGAACATTAATTCTATCAAATGCACTTGGTCTTGCTAATAGAGTTTTATCTCCAAATAACAATGTTCCTTGTCCAGGGAATGTTACTACTGGATTAATACCTTTCTTGTACAGATCATCTCTGTCTGTCTTAGTAGGTGAGAAAGCCAATTTAACAACATTCTTAATAACGCCTCTGTTATAGCCTGCAGGAGAGAACCAAGGATCAGCAATGTAATCTGTTCTTGCAGCTAAGCCTGCGACGTCACCATTTAATGGAACATAACGATATTTATCATTGTAACGATCGTACTGATATTTCCAACCGGAATCTAATACTGCAAATGAAGAACTTGTTAAAGTATCTCTATATGCTGCAATTTTGCTTGCCTGGTTTGTAGTGTTAACAACATCTACATACGGAGGAGATACAAATACTACACAATCTCTTCTTGATTCGGCAATACCAATAACAGTATTAACTACGCCCACATTTGTTGTTGGACCCATTGGAATTAAGCTTACGTCATATAATTCGTCATTACTAAACAATTCATATCCAGCTTGAACATTTCCTGCAGAGACAGACGAACCTGTTACGCCGCCTGTTAATGTAGTTGTAATATTTGCAGTTAATGTTGCAAATGTTTTAGCCGAGCCTGTTGTTCCCCAATTTGTTCCTGCTATTGGGTGATCCAACCAACTAATATATCTAGATTGATTGTTAATCACATCTTTGTAATAGTTTGTAGAATTGTCAGAATTTTTGGCGTCTGATGCTTTAGACACATATGAGAATTTTTCAAGTACTGTACCAGCAGTTCCTGTCCAATCTCCATTTGCATCTAGAACAATTACGTGCAATTCATCTGCAGAACCATTTCTAGCAGAAACCCAAGCCGATGTGCCTGGAGCAGAATTGAATTGGTTGGCATATTGCCAGCCTGCGAATGTATTAGAATCAGCAACCGATACTTTTAATGAATTACCCAATGTTCCTGGATATTTAGCAATAAATTCGCCATATCCAAATCCACCTGTGCTGTATTCACTATCATATACATCTGAATTTTCAATTAATAATGCATCAAATGATACAGTTGCGTTACCTGTTGCAATACGATTTTGAGAATCTGCGATTGTAACTGCAGGAACAGAAAGATATCCTGCACCGGGATTTGTTATGCTAATACTAGAAAGAGTACGTCCAAACACCGCAACAGGACTCGCATTACTAGAAATAAACGCAGAGTCGCCTATTACTGGAGTAATAATTACGTTAGGAGTAGATGTATACCCTGA